CATCGCGCACGTGCAGCCTCCGCTGCCTGCGTCTGAGATCGTCATCATCCAGCAGCAGCATGAGAAAAAAGAGTATGGCTACCTGTGCCAGCAGGAGCCGTTCAAGTCCCGCTGCAACAAGACTCTGTGCAAGATGAAGCAGTTCGGAATCGGCAACGGCAGCGCCGCCGCCGACATCACGGGCCTGTGCGTCGTCAAGTCAGAGCCGCCTGTCTGGTTCTGCGACGTTGACGGCAAGCGTGTGGAGTTGCTGACCGAGGAGCTACAGACACCGCAGAAGTTTCAGAAGGCATGCATGGAACAGATTCACCTCATGCCTCCGCTGATGAAGCTGGGTGACTGGCAGGCTATGGTCACGGTGCTGATGTCTGACATGAGCGAGATCGAGGTGCCGGAAGAACTGACATACAAGGGGCAGTTCATGGACTTCCTCGAAGAGTTCTGCACCGGCAGGGTTCAAGCTGCGAGTCCCGAGGAACTGGCACTGGGCAAGCCGTGGACCGAGGATGGGCTGACATACTTCCGTATCGAATCCCTGATCAAGTACCTGCGGAACAACCGCTTCGACACCTACAGCCGTGGTCAAATTCAGGAGCGCCTGAAGGAACTGAACCCGGACGGTAAGGCGTCGGGGACAAAGAGCTTCAAAGGCTCTGACAGCCAGTGGAAAACAGTTCGTGTCTGGCATATCCCTGCCTTCAGTTCCGAGGTCGAAGCTCCGGACATCGACATACAAGGGGAGGACATACCGTTCTGATGGAAAAGGCAATCTTTGGCCCACCGGGCACAGGCAAGACAACCACCCTCCTCAACATCGTGGACGATGCGCTGCAAGGCGGCATGGATCCGACGCGCATTGCATTTGTTTCGTTTAGCCGCAAGGCAGCAGACGAGGCACTGTCCCGTGCACAAGAGAAGTTCGGTTACGATAAGAAGCAGCTTGTCTGGTTCCGGACTCTGCACTCGATGGCGTTCGCGTTCCTCGGGTTGAAGCAACAGGATGTCATGCGCGGCGCTGACTACAACGACCTTGGCAAGGCGCTCGGACTCGAGTTTCGGTCACACGCTGCACTGAAGATGGAAGACGGTCCGATGTTTGCTACCGGTGTCGGTGGCGATGCGTACATCAACATCATCAGCAAGGCGCGGGCGGCAGAGATTCCTGCCGAGCGAGAGTTTGACATGTCTGCCCACTGGAGCATGAGCCGGCAGCAACTGCGGCTGGTTGAGAACGCACTGGCACGATACAAGGACGTGCACGACAAGGTGGACTTCGTCGATATGATCGAGCAGTTCATCCTCGGCGGCGAAGGCCCGAACCTCGACCTGTTGATTGTGGACGAGGCGCAAGACCTGACGCCGTTGCAGTGGCGCATGATTCGAGAGGTTCTAGTTCCACGGTCCAAGGTCATCTATTACGCGGGCGACGATGACCAGTGCATCTATTCGTGGATGGGTGTGGACGTGAAGGACTTCATGAACGCATCTGAAAATGTCACCGTTCTGGACAGATCGTATCGTCTACCCAAGCCGATCTACGATGTGGCTCAGAGTATTATCCGTCGTGTGGCAGTGCGACAAGATAAAAGCTGGGATCCGAACGATCACGCTGGCTCCGTTAAGTTCCATCATGATATCATGAACGTGGACCTACGAACTGGCGAGTGGCTTATCCTTGGCCGTACGAATCACATCGTTAACAAAATCGCCTCCGACCTCAAGGACCAAGGCTTCGTGTTTTGGCGTGAAGGTTCGGGTTGGTCCATCTCCCCGAAAACTCTGAACGCACTGGAGGTATGGATCCGATTATGCAGAGGCGAAAAATTTACCCCACTGGAGATGAAGACTTTTGGCTCGTACTTGAGGAAGGAAGTTATCAACCGCCAGGGGAAAAAACGCTTCAACAATTTAGACCCAGAGATCGCCTACTCTCTCGACGAACTTATCGAGAACTGCAACATGCTCGTATCGCGCGAGATGCACTGGACCAAGGTGCTGCGGGCCTCGGAGAAGGAGGCACTGTACATAGCCTCTATCCGGAGGAGTGGCGAGAGGATACTGGGGGATGCGAAACCGAGGATCCGTCTATCGACGATTCACAAAGCAAAAGGTGGCGAGGCGGATAACGTCCTGCTACTGACAGAGACCACGAAGACCTGCGAGAAGAACGACCCGGATGACGAGGCGCGGGTTTTTTATGTCGGCGCCACTCGCGCCCGGCAGAACCTGCACGTCGTCGAATCCGGTAAAGTGAGGTATGCGATATGAAGAACAGAGAACACTTCTTGCGGGAAGCAGAGGAACTAATCAACGGTCCGAGGGCCGAGGACTACGGTCCGGCAGTCCTGAACCATGAACGCATCGCCGCGATTTGGAACGTGCTGCTTCGCTCGAAGCTGTTAAAACAGATCACGGCAACCGAGGTGACGGCGATGATGATTGGCCTGAAGTTGGCCCGCCTTGCTCAAGACATGCACAAAGACGATTCGTGGGTAGACATCATCGGGTACGCAGCACTCGGGGGAGAGATTTCGAACGATGGCGAAGACACACCAGCATAGCCTGACAAAGCACCCTGACTTTCGAGACAACTTCCCTCTACAAAAGAAGGTAGATGTTCTTGATGTGGAGGAGATGAAGAAAGTGGCGGCGGCTGGTGTAGAAGAGCCGTGGTCTCCACCATCTATCTTCCCTGACCTGACCAGATTCGACCGCATCGCCATCGACCTCGAGACTCGAGATCCAAACCTGACACGGCTCGGACCCGGCTGGTGTCGTGACGACGGCTACGTCATTGGCTACGCTGTCGCGGCTGGGGATTTTGTGGGGTATTATCCCGTACGTCATGAAGGCGGTGGGAATATCTCGGAGAAGAAGGTGGTCAACTGGCTGCAAAAACAGTTAGCCACGCCTAACATTGATAAGATTATGCATAACGCGCTGTACGATCTGGGCTGGCTACGCTGGGCTGGCATCGAAGTACAGGGTCGAGTGATCGATACAATGGTGGCGGCGCCGTTGCTCGACGAGAACCGCCGGTACTATAACCTGAACAGCCTTGCTGGTGAGTATCTCGGCGAGTGGAAGAATGAAAAGATGCTGCGCCGAGCAGCCGAATACTTCGGTGTGGATCCTAAGTCTGGCATGTGGCAGTTGCCCAGTCAGTTTGTAGGCCCGTACGCGGAGCAGGATGCGGCAGTTACGTTGCGCCTGTGGGATCGCCTGGAACAGGAATTGCGAGAGGATGAGTGTACGGGCATCTTTGAACTGGAGTCGTCTCTTACCCCACTGCTGCTGGATATGAAAGAGACCGGCGTCCGTGTTGATATTGACCGTGCAGAGCAGGTCAGGAAAGAACTAAAGTCCCGCGAGAACGTACTACTTAAAGAAATAAAGGCAGAGACCGGCGTCCTTGTGGAGCCATGGGTTGCCACATCGATAGCAAAGGCGTTCGATTCGCTCGGGCTGACGTACGAAAGGACAGAAAAGTCTAATGCTCCCGCCTTTACAAAAGCATTTCTTGCGAATCACGCGCACCCTGTCGCGCAGAAGATTGTACGTCTTCGCGAGTTTAACAAAGCCAACACGACTTTTATCGAGACTATACTCGAGCATTCTCATAACGGGCGTATCCATTGTGATTTTCACCCTCTTCGTTCAGATGAAGGGGGCACAGTTACCGGACGATTTTCTTCGTCCAACCCAAATCTCCAGCAGATCCCGGCCAGAGATCCAGAAATAAAGAAGATGATCCGTGGTCTCTTTATACCAGAAGAGGGACACAAATGGGGATCTTTTGACTATGCCTCGCAAGAACCGAGGTGGTTGGCCCATTACTGCGCGTCCCTGAAGGATCCACATCCGATGATTGCAGAGGTTGTCGCGGAGTATCAAGAAGGCAATGCCGACTTCCACCAGAAAGTCGCGGACCTTGCTGGGATCAGCCGCAAGGAAGCCAAGACCGTGAACCTCGGGATCATGTACGGCATGGGCAAGAAGAAGCTGGCCGGTGTCATGGACATCGAGGTGGACGAGGCGACCGAACTGCTAGGCAAGTATCACGACAAGGTGCCGTTCGTGAAAGGCATGGCAGATCTTGCCATGCGTCAGGCAGAAAAGAACGGATTCATCCGCACCGCTCTGGGACGGAAGTGCCGGTTCAACATGTGGGAGCCAAAGATGTTCGGCTACCACAAGCCTCTTCCTCTAGAAGAAGCTGCCAAAGAATACGGTGGTCGTGGGGCAATCAGGCCGGCGTTTACATACAAGGCTCTGAACAAGCTGATCCAAGGTTCGAGTGCCGATCAAACCAAGAAGGCGATGGCTGTATGCTATTCAGAAGGATTTACACCAATCCTCACGGTGCATGACGAATTGTGTTTTAACGTGAACTCTGATGAACAGGCAGCGCGGATTAGTGAAATAATGTCAACTTGCGTGAAGGAACTGAAGGTGCCCTTCGACGTGGACACAGAGCTTGGCGACAACTGGGGAGAGGTCGGATGATACCGAAATGTTTTGCCTGCGGGACAGATTTAATCTGGGGCGGCGACCATGACGTTGAAG